CTCAGCTCCTGCCTGTGCTTGACTAGATAATGCTCCAACAGAAGCTGACACGCTTGGGAAGTCTGCACTGCTATGGGGCATCATCCTGCTGAATGCTTTACAGGAGGTAAAGTATTCAACTCCGTCAATGTAGACATTCTTGCTGTAGGTGATCACTGACGTGGAAGACAATGTCTCATCCGTCTTGACCAGCTGTCCTACCCTGGAGCAACTCTCCTGGATAGATGCTTTGATGTCTGCTGTAAGGCTCCGAACAAACTCATCAGGGTCACAGGAACCAGGCACCTTGACAAAAGCCATCACTGTCTGGTTATCAGCTTGTCCTATCTGGTAGTATCTGAGGCCAAATGATCTCAGAGCTATGTCCATCATGGGGTACGTGCAGAGTGTCCACCCTTTCTGAAATAGTCCCTCTATCCCAACCTCATGATTGAACCACATGAGGGAGCTCTCAGGGCAGTAAGCTGATGTCTCAGGGGTTGTTGCAAGAGACACATGGGGTGGCTCACATTCGCTTGTTCTTACAAGCATGACACACTTCCGGAAGAAATGATGGATCACTGTGAAGGCCCCAGGTAAGCCAAACATGTCCTCCAATGTATATCCTACTGGATCAACTACTTCCGGATGCCAGTGGAGGTTCCATCGAGTAAGATCGACTTCGAGGAATAGCCTGATGTATTCTGATAAGCCGGTGGGTTGAGTGACTTCATGGAAGAGCTCTAGGATCTCTAGTCTGCCTAGAGTCATGGTTTGCGGAGGGATATGTGGGAACACATACTCTGCTAGGTTGGCTTCAGTAACAGCAAAGTAAGCTCGCATTTCGTACACCATCATCCCGAACATCCTTGCTGCCTCCTTGAATTCCCTTTCCTTCGGATACAAGGATACAATGAGCCAGTCGAAGGGAATATCGCCATGTCTCACTTGCTCAATGATCTCCCGAAGATCCGTGTCGCCCCTTCTCAACATCTCAATCAGCAGACGCTTGCTGCTCTTTGGCTTGACACTTCTGTCCCAGGTGCAGTTGCAGTCTGACCTGTAGAAAGACAAGGTTTTATCATCCATAACGTCCAAGTAGTTAGGGTAATAATCAAACTCCAGATGCTTCTTGAAAGTAATGTGATCCCAGTCGGTAAGAGGATATGGGTGAGACTTGAGATTGGTCTCATTGAGGCTGTATAGCCTCCACAGCTCTGTTCGGGCTCCATCCTCCTCGGCACTGAGTGGAGGCCACTCCTTCTTGTTTGAGAGGTATCCTTCAACATATAGCCTGCAGAAACTATTACGGAGGTCCTGAACATGTCTGTAGTTTCTCGGATCAATGGCTCGTGCTTCTTCACGCACTGATTCCCCTCCTGCAGAAGGATCAATGAGGGGGTGACCACAGATCTTCTGAAGACCAAACAGCTCAACTGCTTCGGGAACCGAGTGCTCCCTCTTGAGTATGGACTCTAGAAGATCTGCCTGAAAGGGTGCCCTTCC